TATAACCATGTAGATGGTCCTTTTGCTGAAAAGAACAGGTTCGACAGAAGGCCGATGTTAGGTATTCCACCAATAAGGAATACGTAATACAATGGAGTTATATGTTACAAAAATTAGGTTTTGCCCCAGGATTCAACAAACAAGTTTCAGAACTCGGGGCCGAGGGACAATGGACAGGCGGAAATAATGTACGTTTTAGATATGGTACTCCAGAAAAAATAGGTGGTTGGACTCAACTAGGAGATGATAAACTTACCGGTGCGGGTCGAGCACTCCATCATTGGGACAATAATGCTGGGATTAAATACGCAGCAATAGGAACTAACAGAATTTTATACGTTTATTCAGGTGGAATATTTTACGATATTCACCCAATAAGAACTACAATAACTGGTGCTGATTTTACAAGTACAAGTTCTTCAAAAAGTGTTACCATTACAGTAAGTTCAACTAGTGGCTTAGGTGAAAATGATATTGTTCTTTTTGATTCAGTTTCAGGATTATCTGGATCAACATTTACCAATGCGACCTTTGAAGATCAGAAATTTATGGTAACTTCCGTACCATCTTCAACTACATTTACAATTACCATGGCTACTACAGAAACAGGAACTCCTGTAACAAATGCAGGGTCAGCATCTGTTCTTTGTTATTATACAGTCGGCCCTTCTCAACAATTAGGGGGCTATGGTTTCGGTACAGGTTTATTCGGTGGTACTTCTTTAGGAACAGCCACAACTACACTAGCAACAACATTGGCTGACAGTGCGCTAGCCACAACTGTCGTTCTAACTAACTCAGCAGCGTTTCCATCTTCCGGTGAAATTAGAATTGGAACAGAGGACATAAGTTTTGCTGCTAATGATACATCAACAAATACTTTAAGTGGAGGAGCCCGTGCAGTTAATGGAACGACAAGAGCTGGCCATACTGCCGGAGTAACGATCACTAATATCTCAGGCTATGTTGCTTGGGGAGATCCGTCCTCTTCTGACTTTTCAATTGACCCAGGTCTATGGGTTCTGGATAATTATGGTACAAAATTAATTGCCCTTATTTATAATGGTAAATGTTTTGAATGGGATGCCTCATCCGCATCCGCCGTATCCAATAGAGCAACAGTTATTTCGGGTGCACCCACAGCTTCACGTCATGTCTTGGTATCAACACCAGATAGACACTTAGTATTTTTTGGAACAGAAACTACGATTGGCGACCCTACAACACAGGATGATATGTTTATAAGGTTTTCTACTCAAGAAAATATTAATACATACACAGTTACTGCAGAAAATACTGCGGGTACACAAAGACTGGCCGCAGGCTCAAAGATTATGGGGGCTGTAAAAGGTAGGGATGCTATTTACGTATGGACTGATACCTCATTATTTTTAATGCAATTTGTAGGCCAACCTTTTACTTTCTCATTTCAACAAGCAGGGACCAACTGTGGATTGTTTGGTAAAAATGCATGTATTGAAGTAGATGGTTCTGCATTCTGGATGTCAGAGAATGGTTTCTTTAAGTACAGTGGTGAATTAAGTTCTATGCCTTGTTTAGTTGAAGACGATGTTTACGACGATATTAATTCTACTTCTAAAGATCTTATTAATTGTGGATTAAATAATTTATTTGGAGAAATAAATTGGTTCTACGCAACCGCTGCATCT